CACTTACTATGCTCCGACAAATACATCGCAGGAGGTCGAAGTAAACATTACAGCAACGGTAAATCTTGGCACTCCACCTGTTGGGGCTACACAATATAATGGCTCAATAGGATTTCAGGTATTAATATATAAGGTTGATGTCATCACTGGTATCAATACGGTTGTATGCAATGCCCCATTTACAACGCAGCCAATTACAAGCACAAGATTACCAATCCCACCAAGTAACATAACAGCAAGTTACGATTACAATACCAAAACAAAAGTAAATTTAAGTGTTGGCGATTCTGTTTATGTAAAGATTCGCACCAATAATAACTTTATATCTTGGTATAATGCGAGCAATGTATATATTTCAGGAACTCAAACCCAATTGCTCAAGGTAGCATCCACATCATACTTCACTAATAGGGTTTTGAATAAATCAATTTCAGAGAATGAAACGGTGGTGATGAATAATACCATCCCGACAGATATCTTGATGAAAGATTACTTGATGAGTATAATCAGAATGTTCAATCTTTACGTTGAGCCTGATGCGGATAATGCCAATAAGTTAAACATCGAGCCGAGAAATACATTTTATTCCACTGCATCACCACTTGATTGGACTACAAAACTATCCTTAGACAAGCAGCTTGAAATTAAGCCGATGGCGGCACTTGATGCCAAGACATACAAGTTTACATACAAGCAGGATGATGATTACTATAATGCGCAGTATAGTGGTAAATACAGCCAAATTTATGGCGAAAGGATTTGGGATGTGCAGAATGAGTTTTTAAAGAACGAAAAAAAGATTGAAGTAATCTTTGCCCCAACACCTTGTGTGAACTTTAATAACTCGGATAGAATAACTCCTGCAATATATGCAAAAGATAATGCCAATGTAATCACAAAGAAAACAGGCAAGCTCCGCATCTTATATTATGGTGGTTTAATATCTTGCCAAACTCCCTGGACACATTTCTATTTTGAGCCTGCAAAGATTCACAACTATGTCAATTATACTGTGTACCCTTATGCCGGTATGATAGACCATCCAACTAATCCAACATTGGATTTAGGCTTTGGTACAGTGAAAGAAGTTAATTTTACCATCAAGAAATGGCCCACTGCCAATCTATTCAATACATACTATAAGGCATTCATTGAAGAAATATCTGACAAGGATTCTAAAATAGTGGTGGCATATTTATATTTAACAATATCAGACATTAATCAATTGGACTTTGGAAGATTGATTCATATTGATGGTATCAATTATCGATTGAATAAGATAATCGATTTCAATCCAGTATTGAATCAGCTGACAAAGGTTGAATTATTAAAAGCTAAAAATCAAACAGCATTCACACCAAAGACAGGAACGGTCAGAGGTGGAACTAAAACAGCACTCCCGGAATAATGGTAAACGAAGAATATAACCCAATATTTACGCAGGATCAAAACACTTATCCTGATGGCAATATCTATTACCCAATGAATGGCCAAGTGGTATTGGGGAAAAACAATAACATTGATCCCAAATCCTCATTCATCAATGTGCAGGGCAACGACAACTTTGTTGGCCCTGATTGCACATATATTTCTTTGGTTAATTCATCGGGATGCATTGTCGATGGTGGTGTGAACAATGTTTCCCTTGTCAATTCATCAGGGGTAACGGTGTCCGCATCTAATTATACGAGGATAAACAACTTGGATATTGATGCGAAGTCAATTGTGAGGGTATTGGAAGCAGAACTATCTCCTGCTGATTTGCTCACATTAAATTCAGTGCCTTATGAATTACTGCCTGCACCGGGTGCTGGGTTTGCCTATGAAGTAATTTCAGCAATGGCAAACTATGTATTTGGAACGGTGGCTTATGATAATCTAACAGGTTTATGTGTAGGAAATAATAATTTAACAACGCAATATGGGCAATTTCAGGCATACCTTACTAATCCAGGCGCAGGGCCAAGCATGATTTTTAAATTTATGAATGACTTAAATTATACTCAAGAGATATTTGAAAACGAGCCTTTATACTTTGCTCAAACATCTTTAGATTCAACGGTTGGTGATGGCTCTTTAAAAATTTACATAACTTACAGAATAGTAACTTTATAGCAATGGCAGATGAAACAATAGGGATTGATATAATCCTAAACGCAGGCGAGGCAGCAACGAGTGTTAAGGAATTAAGGCAGAGCATTAAGGACCTACAAAGTGCAGCGTTAAAAGCAGGATCAGAGGGAAATGAAGCTCTTGCCAATAAATTCGCCAAAGCAGCAGGACAGGCCAAAGACAGGATGGCAGACTTGAAAGACCAAGTCAATGCCTTTGGAGATACAGGAAGTAAGATTGGTGCGGTCACAGGATTTGCAAGAACATTGGCAGGTGGATTCGCAGCGGCCCAAGGTGCTGCCGCTTTATTTGGTAGCACATCGAAAGACCTTGAAAAGACATTGCTAAAAGTCCAAGGGGCTTTGGCATTATCTCAAGGCATATCCGAATTAGCACAGGCAGGCGAGCAGTTTAAGATTTTGAAAACGGTTGCCATCGATGCAATGAAAGGTATCAAGGCAGCCATTGGAAGCACTGGTATTGGCCTTTTGGTTGTTGCACTCGGAACAATTGTGGCATATTGGGATGACATTAAAGGATTGGTATCAGGTGTAACATCAGAGCAAAAGAAACTTAATGAGGAAGCGGATAAGAACGCAACAGCAGAAGAAAAGAAACTGAAAGCCCTGAATGCCTCTGACAATATTTTAAAGCTGCAAGGAAAGTCAGAAAAAGAAATATTGCAGATAAAAATTGCGCAAGAGGATGCCATGATTGCTGCTCAAAAGAGGCAAATTGAAATGAACATTACCACCTTGCAAGCGCAGATTGAAGCTGAAAAAAGGAACAAGGAAATCCTTGAGGGATTGGTAAACTTTATTTCCTTGCCTATTACTGCCTTGCTCCGTACCATTGATATGGTTGGTCTTGCACTTGGAAAGAATTTCAACTTGATGGGGCAGTTTCAAGATATGACTGCAAAATTAGTGTTTGATCCTGATAAGGTAAAAAAAGAGGGCGAGGCTGCAATTGAAGAACAAAAGCAGAAACTTCTTGAAATACAAAATACTCAAGCAGGTCATAAGATAGCAATTACTAAGATTGATGAGGATGCGACAAAAAAAACAAAAGAAACAGAAGATGCCGCAGAGAAAGCACGAAAGGAAAGAATTGATGCATCAAATAAAGAAATTTCAGATGCTCAAATAGCAGCTGATGAAGCAAATGCTAAATTAACTGAAGAAAATTATGCTGCTGAACAAGAAGCTCAATCAAAAAGAGATCAGGATGATATTACAAAACATATTGACCAAATATTAAAAAAGAGAGCTCTTGATAAAAAAGAGGCAGAGGATAAGATAAAACTTGATAAACTTGTTTCAGACACAAAAATTAAGTTTGCACAAGATTCCTTAAATGGAATAAATGCTTTGGGTAAAATGGCAATTAAAGATCAGCAGTCATTATTAACATTTCAAAAAGCTGTTGCCCTTGCTCAAATTGGAATTGATACTGCAAAATCATTATCAGGAGCTTCTTTGGCAGCCATTACTACCTCATTAAAAGATGGACCATTGGCGGCTTATACATTTCCAATATATTTGGCCTCTACAATTGCAACTGTATTGGGTGCTGCAGGATCTGCTTATGCATTATTAAATGCCCCGACACCAACAGCCCCAACAGCAAGTGGTCCTCCCGATCTTGGTGCAGGTGGCGGTGGCTCTGCCCCATTAACTCCCACATCTTCCAATGTCGGAAATACATCCACAACAATCAGCGAATCAGGGCAGGTTATTGCCCCGATGGTTGTAAAAGCCTATGTTGTTGAAAGTGAAATGACACAGACACAACTGCATGTCAAGTCGATTGTGGACAAGTCACAATTCCCTTAATTATAAAAAAAGCACCTATTTTATATTTTTAAATATGATTCGCAAACTACCGATATACAAAATCAGGATTAATACAGAAGATACTGGTGTTGATTACATTGCTCTTACTGATGATCCGGCAATTGAAAAGAACTTCATGGCGTTCAATAAATTTGAATCGTTCAGTGATTACCCTGAATCGGCAAAGAACAATGCTGCGCGAGGTATCAGATTGAACGAGGAATTAGGGAATAAATGTGCAACTCAAGTCGGTAAAGTTAGGGGGCAACAAATTGCCAATGGTGAATCATTATCGGAAGATACAATAAAACGAACTTACTCTTATTTGTCGAGAGCAAAAGAATATTACAACCCAAATGATCCTGAAGCATGTGGTACAATTTCATATCTTTTGTGGGGTGGTGAAGAAATGTTGGGATGGTGTGAACGTAAAATCTCAACTTTCAAAAAAATATTTGCAATACAAAACGAAGAAAAAAGGATTATTTCAGGACCTTTGATTGTCGCTAACTTGCCAATCTATCGCAGGGATGAACAGGGTGAATATTATGTGGTATTCGATGCACCAACGACCATGGAGATTGCTCAAAAGTTTTTTAAACTTGGATATCAAAATAATGTCAATCTTAATCATGATCCATCAAAAAAGCCTGAGGGGGTATATATGTTTGAATCCATGATAATCGATGCAAGCCGAGGCATCTCAACTCCAAGCGGATTTGAAACTCTGCCCGATGGCTCTTGGTTTGGATCATTCAAAGTGGACAACGATGCAATATGGCAGCAAGTTAAAGATGGCACATTCACAGGATTCTCCGTTGAGGGGCTTTTAGGTTTTGATTATGTCAAGGAAACCGATGAGGATATCCTTTTGGAAATCATTGACCTCATTCAATCTATGTAATGAAATTATAAATTATCAATTCACATTATACTTACAATTAAAAAAGAACAAAAATGGACAAATCAATAGTCGAGAGACTTAAAAATTTGGTTGCAAAATTCGATACGGTAGAAGCCCCTGCAGCGTTTGCTGATGTTACCTTAGCTGATGGCACTGTTATCTCTTACGAGGGAGATATGCCTGTTGTGGGTGCAAAAGTAATGCACACAGATACCGCAGGCGTTCAAGGTGTTGCTGCTGATGGAGAATATCAATTACCTGATGGCACAATGCTAACCGTTGCAGGTGGTTTAATTACCGAAATGCATACGATGGAGCCAGGCGAAGAAATGATGGGATCTGACAACTCTGCCGCAGAATTGCAATCCTTATTGGACAAACTTTTTGCAGAAATGGCAAAGATTGCTCCTTTGACTGAAAAAATCACAGCATTGGAAGCACAAAATGCAGAATTAAAATCAGCAATTGCTGCCTTTGATTCAACAAAGAAACTTGCAGAAGATACTTTCAACATCGTTGAGAAGTTAGCTGCCGAGCCAAGTGTTGAGCCAACAAAAACTGCAACATCAGGAGCATCATCTTTCAGCTCTATGAAAACAATGAAAGAGATTGCAGAAGCTGCAAGACAAATCAGAAGAGATTTCAAATAAAAAATTAAACCCTTTAAAAAAATAAAATAAAATGGCATTTAACGTAACTGGTCTAACAGACTATATCAGAGAAAACGAAAAAGACATCATCAGCTCATCCATATTCTCTGCAAAGAGTATATCAATGGTGAAAGTACAAGTAGGTATCAAATCATCAGAAGATATCGAAATCATGGAAACATTAGCCGATTTCCAAGTGGATAACGGTTGTGCTTACAACACATCAGGAACAACAACTTTCAGCAGAAGAAACCTTGCAGTTAGTAAGATTATGATTGCTGAAACATTGTGCCCTGAAGATTTAGAAGCTAAATTCTTACAAAGGCTTGTTCAACCAGGAAGTACTCACGACCAACTTCCATTGGAAGCAGAGATCACAAATCGCAAAATTAATTTGATTGCAAAACAATTAGAGGTTGCTGTTTGGCAAGGTGATACCAATTCAGGACTTGTAAACACAAACAAGTTTGATGGTTGGTTGAAACTTATCGATGCTGCCGGTACTGCAATTGCTGCAACGACTCAAACATCTATCAGCACATCAACTGTAAGAGGTATCTTTGAAGATATTTATTCAAAAATCCCAACTGCCATTTTAGGTATGGATGACTTGGTTGCATTCTGCGGATATGATACTTTCCGTACATTAGTAACTAAATTGACAACTGACAACTTGTACAATTATACAACGGATGCAGGTGCTTCAACCTTTGAAATGATGTACCCAGGTACTAACTTGAAAATTGTTGGTGTACCGGGATTGAACGCTGATAACAATGCAGGTGCATTGGCTTCATACAAAAATCGTATCATTGCTGCAAGAACTTCAAATCTTTACTTTGGTACTGACCTTTTGAACGAATATGAAAAGTATGATGTATGGTTTTCTCAAGATGACCAAAACATCAAAACCTTATTCCGTTTCAAAGCAGGTTGCCAAATTGCTTTCCCAAGTGAAATTGTACAATACAAAAATACCTAATCTATATGCCAACTAATTGCGCAATTATTCAAGGATATGAGATCCCCTGCAGAAATTCTGTGGGGGGTATCTCCGAAATATATCTGACAGAACTCGAAAACAAAGCTACTTTAACAGCTACGTCAGGTATCATTACTGCCTTCACATTATCTTCGGGTAAAAAATTCTGGACATTTAAACTTGAAAAAGAGAATGCAGAATTTACCGAGAAGATAGTGCCAAGTGTTGAAAACGGAACTGTTTATTATGAACAAGAAGTTAAATTCAGCATGAAACAACTGTCAGCAAGTAACAGGAACAACATCCGTCAAATGGTCCAAAATCGTTTATTCATCATCGTTAAAGATAACAATGGTGTGTACTGGTTGCTTGGCGAGGTGAATGGTTGTGACCTTGGTGCTTCCGATGGTAAGACAGGTAAAGCAATGGGTGATTTGAATGGTTATTCTTTGACCTTTATGGGCAAAGAGCCAGCTCCTGCGCAGCAGGTAACAGGA